CGCCTTCTGGCGCTGGAAGATGCCGTATATGGTAAAGCCACATCCAAAGCCCGTATGGAGAGGATGGAGGCGGCGCTGGAGAATATCGCTAACTCTAAAACGATGGTTGTAACTGTCGCGGACGCGCGCGCGGTTGCCCGTGCCGCCCTCAAGGGAGAGGGGAAATGAGCCGAAACCTACTCCGGTATCCGCGCCCATGGTGAGCCTATCCGCTGCAAAAACAGACGCCTACATAGACCATCATGCAAGGGATGGCGCCGGAAACAGCAACGGCGATTTGCGGATGGATTAGGTGGTGAACGTAGAATGCGAATAGAAGTTTGTTTCACATGAAACACATGGTAAAATTGTGGTATGAGCGATAATCCAGAAAAGCGCGGGAGAGGCAGACAGGCCGGTTTCCGCATGTCAAACGACCACCGGGATAAAATACAAAAGTCCAATGTACTTACGGCGTTGATTGAGCATGCCGAAGGAACAAGGGAAATGTCACCATCGCAGGTAACGGCTGGACTCGGCTTGCTCAAGAAATGCCTGCCCGACCTCCAGAATGTTCAAATCACTGGCGAAGATGACGGGCCGGTCAAGATGGTTATCGAATGGGCGAAGTCCAAAGGATAGTTATCCCATACGAGCCCCGCATTCAATTCATGCCGCTGCATGATCGGACCGAGAGATGGGCCTGCGTTGTTGCTCATCGCCGCGCCGGTAAAACCGTTGCCTGCGTCAATGAGCTTATCAAGGCCTGCTTGACCTGCGACAAGCAAAATCCACGCTATGCCTACCTGGCCCCGTTCTATGCACAGGCAAAAGACGTGGTTTGGACATACCTCAAGGAATTTGCCGGCGTCATTCCGGGCGTGCAGTTCAACGAAAGCGAATTGCGCGCCGACTTCCCGAACGGGGGGAGAATCCGGCTATATGGCGCCGATAATTACGACCGCCTCCGGGGCATCTATCTCGACGGCGTGGTTCTCGACGAATATGCCGATATGGACCCGCGCGCATGGGCAGAGGTTATCCGACCGGCATTGTCCGACCGCAAGGGTTGGGCAGTATTTATCGGGACACCGAAGGGGCAGAACGGATTTTACAAGGTGTGGAAGGGGGATTCCGAAACAGGATGGCCCGGCGCTGAGGCTGACCCGGAATGGCTCGCGCTAATGCTCAAGGCGTCGGAAACCGGCCTTGTGGATGAAGAAGAACTGAGAGACGCTCGCCGCACAATGACAGGGGATCAATACGAGCAGGAATTCGAGTGCTCGTTTGAGGCGGCGGTCATTGGCGCCTACTATGCCAAACAGATGAAACGGGCCGATGAAGCCAAACGCATAGGCAAGGTGCCGTGGGAGCCAGGCCTTGAGGTCCACACCGCATGGGACCTTGGTATTGGCGATAGTACTGCGATCTGGTTTGCCCAGATGCACGGTAAGGAGGTCCGCGTCATTGATTTTTACGAGGCCTCCGGCGTTGGTCTCGATCATTATGCCAAGGTGCTGAGGGAGAAACCCTACGTCTATGCCGAGCACATTTTACCTCATGACGTTGCGGTTAAGGAGCTTGGCACCGGCAAATCACGGCTGGAGGTTTTGGACGGGCTTGGTATCAGGAATGTGCGCGTACTGCCTAACCTGCGGATAGAGGATGGCATAAACGCCGCCCGCCTGTTCATCGAGCGGTGTTGGTTCGACGCCGACAACTGCCGACGCGGTGTCGAGGCGCTAAAAGCGTACCGCGCTGAATATGACGAAAAGCTGCAAGTCCTGAAATTGCGCCCGCTGCACAATTGGGCATCTCACCCTGCCGATGCATTCCGATATCTGGCTCTCGGTATGAGGGACGGGCCCGCCAATGACTGGTCAAAGCCCATCGAACCTCGAACCGGGACTATCGCTTAACCTGAAGGACGCTTGTGCGGTCGCCAAATGATAGGTATTATGTCCTAGGAATTTATCCACGAGTGGCCAATGAGCATCGAACTTCGGAACCGCATGAAGGCTCTAGAGCAGCGGGTCGCCACTCTTGAGGCGGCTCTGAAGGAGTTTGCCTGCGACAAGCCCCAACCCGAACCTCGATTTGAACCGACCGGGATATTCAGCGATCTCCACGAGACGAGTATTCCGGGCCCTGCGATCAAGCGGAAGCGCGGGAGGCCGGTCAAAAATGGCTGAAATGTCGGACGACGAGCTTCTCGGCATTCTGGATGCCGAAGTTGACGATGCAGTAGGCTATTACGACAGCGACGTGGCTCACGAGCAGGAAGAGGCTCTCAAATACTATTTCGGGCGTCCGTTCGGAGACGAGATCGAGGGGCGCTCTCAGGTTGTGAGCCGAGACGTTGCCGAGACCGTCGATTGGCTTATGCCGGACCTGATGCGTATTTTCATCCAGGGCGATGACGCGGTTCAATACGAACCCATTACGATGCAGGACGAAGCCTACGCCAAACAGGCGACATTGTACGCAAACTACGTGTTCTATTCCGACAATCCGGGCCAACGGCTACTCCATGATTTCGCATTCGACGGGCTGGTTCAAAAGCTTGGCGTTCTCCGCGTTGACTGGGAAGACCCAATCTTCGGCCCGAAGGAAACCTACACGGGATTGAGCGTTGTACAGGTTCAAGGCCTTTCCATGTCTCCCGGCGTGGAGATCGTGGAGGCCGAGAGCGAGCCGGCTAACGATATTCAGTCCTACCCCGACGGGATGCAGTACAGCGTCACAATCCGCAAGAAGCCGGAGACTGGACGGATCAAGGTCGCGGCCATTCCGCCGGAGGAGTTTCTTGTATCCCGCCAGTCGATTGACGTGGATTCAGCCCGGTACTGCGCACACCGCGCCCGCAAGACGGTTTCGGAGCTTGTCGAGATGTTTCCCGAGAGGCGGGACGAGATCGACAGCCTGCCGACGGACGATCACGACGATACGCTTGATACGCGAGAATATGAGCGGTTCAGGGATGAGGCCTACCAGACGCGGTACGGGCCCAATCTCCGCAACACGGCGACGCGAGAGGTCATCTTTCTTGATGAGTATGTCCGCGTTGACTACGACGGCGACGGCTATGCCGAACTTCGTAATGTGAAGCGTGTCGGTAGCGTCGTATTCGAGAATGAGGAAGTATCCTACAATCCGTTTGCTGCGTGGTGCCCTGTCCGCGTGGCACACAAGCTATATGGATTGTCGCTTGCCGATCAGACGATGGACATTCAGCGCATCAAGTCGGTGCTGTACCGCGCCGCGCTGGACTCAACCTATTTGAGTGTCGCGCCTCGTTTTGCCTTTAATGACGGCCAAGTGAATATTGACGATCTTCTCAGCGTCAGGCCCGGCGGTGGGGTGCGAACCAAGGGCAACCCGAGCGAGCTTATCACGCCATTGACGGTGCAGAACCAGAGTTCAGAGGCTCTGGCGATGCTGGAATACACGGACCAGGAACGCGAGGGCCGAACTGGCATTACGCGCAATGCGCAGGGCCTTGACCCCGACAGCCTGAACAAGACCGCGACCGGCATCCAGTTGATGCAGAACGCCGCCTCTGCCCGCAAGGAGCTTATTTCCCGCCAGATGGCGATGGGCGTCGAGACGCTGTTCCGCAAGATACTGAAGACGCTTGTTGCGCATCAAGACGCGCCGCGCTCTGTCAAGCTTGGAGGGGACTGGATCGAGGTTGACCCGCGCTCGTGGAATGCAGATATGCGCGTTGTTGTTCACGTTGGACTTGGCAGCGGCTCACGAGAGGCGCAGCTTTCCTACCTGAACGTGATCAAGCAGACGCAGGAGCAGATACTGCTACAGCTTGGCCCGGAGAACCCGATTGTCGGCCTGCCGCAGTATTACAATACGCTATCGAGGATGGTGGAGGCGGCTGGTTTCCGCTCTCCAGAGGCGTTTTTCACCGATCCCGCACAGCCTGAGAATGCCCAGCGCCAGCCTCAACCGCAGCCCGATCCGAAGATGATCGAGATCGAGCAGAAGGGCCAGATCGCACAGGCGCAGATGCAGCTCGATGCGCAGAAACAGCAGACTGACGCCGCGCTGAAAATGCAGCAGATGCAGGCCGAGATGCAGATGAAGGCCCAGTCCATGCAGGCCGAGTTCCTCATGAAGCAATGGCAGATGGCGGCTGAATATGGACTGAAAGAGCGCCAGATGGCGATTGAAGCACAGCTTGAACGCTACGGAATCGAGGTTGACGCGGAAGTGAAGGCGTTTGCCGCGAAGGAAAATGCAAGAGCCAAGACAGATATCGGATCAAGCGTCCGGTTTGGAGGTCAGGTTGGCTGACGAGCAGGGCATAATCCGGCGCATTGAACTGGCGGACAAGTTCAAAACATGGATGGAAACGCCTGAGGTGTCGGCCTATTTCGACGGCGTGCGCGGACAGATTATCGACGCCATGCTTGCCACGAAACAGGCGGATGACCTTGGTCGGTTCCGCCTTCAGGTCGCGGTCAGCACGCTGGACAAATTCAGGGAATATCTTGCCTCCGCAATTCAGGATGGCAAGTTTGCCAAGAAGGACCTTGAAGACATTCGCACGGGACGGAGGCCGTTCTTTTGATCCGCGTTTTCATTGGATATGACGAGAGGCAGCCACTCTCATACAACGTGCTCCAGCACTCGATCAATGAGCACGCCAGCCTTCCTGTGTCCATTACGGCGCTCAAGCTTTCAACGCTGCCTATCACGCGCCGTGGCCTGACGCCGTTCACTTTCTCCCGGTTTCTTGTGCCGTGGCTCTGCGAGTATGAGGGCCATGCGATATTCCTTGACGCCGATATGCTTGTCACGGGCGACATTGCCGATCTATGGGTGTGCCGCAGCGATGCGGACGTTTCCATTGTTCACCATGCAGAGAAATTCGAGCGGCCCAGCGTCATGCTGTTCAACAACGCGAAGTGCCGGGCCTTGACGCCGCATTTCGTGCAGACCGGCGATCCGTTCAGCTTTGTGTGGGCACGCAATGTCGGCACGTTGCCCCACGAGTGGAACCATCTTGTTGGTTATGACGCGGAGCCGGACGAAACGCCGAAATTGATTCATTACACGGCAGGCATGCCGTGCTTTGAAATCGTTCAGCATTTGGGATTTGTGGAGGAGTGGGCCGCAGCGCTTCAGCGCGCGAACTCGATAGCTCCGTATGAAGTAATCATGGGTAATTCCGTCCATGTTGAGAAGCTCGGGCTAAACCGCGACGCGGCCCCCGAGAAAGCAGCGAGGTAAAGTCATGGCGACGCCAGAACAGGCACCCGTGCAATCCTTCCAGAGCGACGAAGAAGTAGCAGACAGCATCTCGACCCTTCCCGACGATGTGCTCGCCTTCGAGAGTGACGAAGACGAAGTGGCGGCGACCCCTGCCGAGCAGGAACCTGCCGAGGAAGATGAACAGCCCGAGGAAGAAACCGAGCAGAAATCCGAAGAGGATGACGGCGAGGGAGATTCCGAAAGCGGCGATGATCCGATATTCGAGGTCCCGCTTCCGGGTGGTGAAACCGCAGAGGTGCCGCTGTCTGAACTGGCAGCAAGCTACAGCCGGTTACAGGATTACAAGGCGAAGACTGCCGAGGTGGCGAACGCTCGCCGCGCTTTGGAGCAGGAACGCCTTCAGGAGCTTGCCAAGGTCCAAGAGACGCAAGGGCAGCTTCGGCAAACGCTTGAATTCTATCAGTCCATGAATCCGGTGGGCGATGCGCCCTCCCCGTCGATGCTCGACCCGAACTCGATGGATTACAACCCGGATAAATACCATCTCGACAAGGCCAACTACGACCGGCGTCTCGGTGAGTACTACCGCGCCACACAGCAGTTGCAGCAAGTGAATGAGCAGCAGAAGCAAATTCAGCAGCAGCAGCAGCAGGCCATTGTCACTGACGAGATGAACAAGCTGAAGGAAGTCTGGCCCGAGTTTTACGACGAGACAAAGGCCAGCGAAGTCCGCAGCGCGTTTCTGGACGGATTGCAGCAGCACTACGGTATTGATCCTCAGACGGTTTCGACCGTTCTGGATCATCGGTTTTATCTCATGGCCAAGGATGCGCTTGCATTCAAGGGCGTGAAGAAAGATGCACCGCAGGTTTCTGCCCGACTCAAGATAAAGCCGAAGGTTGTCAAGCCGGGAACCCGGACTCAGAGCAAGCCGCAAGCCAAACAGTTGGCCGAGGCTAGAGCACGATTGAAGCGCAGCGGCAAGGAAGCCGATGCGGCGGATGCCTTTGGTCAACTACTCGAAAACACAGGATTACTCTGAGGAGTTACGAATATGACTGTACCTTCCGGTACGATGCAGACCTACCAGCAGGTGGGTATCCGCGAACAGCTCGCGGACATGATCTACGACATTTCGCCGACGGAAACGCCGTTCCTGTCTAACTGCAAGCGCGGCAAGGCGACGAACCGCAAGGCGGAATGGCAGCTTGACGCTCTCGCGGCGGCGAATGGTGGCAATGCGACAATTGAAGGCGACGACGCGACGACTGATACCGCCGCGCCGACTTCGCGCCTCAACAACTACACGCAGCTCATGGACAAGGTGGTGCAGACTTCGACCACGGCTGATGCCGTTTCGACGGCTGGCCGCAAGAAGGAGCTGTCCTACCAGATCACGAAGCGGTCAAAGGAGATCAAGCGTGATATGGAAGCCCGCCTGACGGGGAACTACGCCTCCACGGCAGGCGCTGCGGGTTCAGCCCGCGAGCTTGGCGGTCTCGAATCGTGGTACGCGACCAACGTCTCTCGCGGCTCCAATGTCTCGGCCACGACCAATGGTGCCTCCGGTGGTTTCAGTTCCACCACGCAGGTCACTGTTGCCGCAACCGATGCTTCCGCAACGGCCCAGCGCACCTTCACTGAAGCCTTGCTGAAGGATGTGATCCGTCAGTGCTGGGATTCCGGCGGCGATCCGTCGATGGTCATGGTCGGTTCGTTCAACAAGCAGAAAGCTTCGGCTTTCAGCGGCATTGCGAGCCTTTACCGCGATACGAACGGGAAGAACTCGGCGAAGCAGATTTCGATCATCGGCGGGGCGGACCTCTATATCTCCGACTTCGGCGAGCACAAGATCGTTCCCAATCGATTCAGCCGCGCCCGGACGGCCCATGTTCTCGATATGGAATATTGGGAAGTCCAGTACCTCCAGCCGTTCAGCATCACGCCGCTGGCAAAGACGGGACATAGCGAGCGCCGGCTGATCGCAGCGGAATTCACGCTGTGCAGCAAGAACGAAGCTGCGTCGGGCGTTGTTGCCGACCTGACGACTGCGTAACCGGGAAGGGGAGGGGCTTCGGTCCCTCCCCGACTTTTGGAGATACCGATGGCGCGCGATTTTCTAGATCACGATCCTCTGACCGGAATTACGACGTATCACGAATACGACGATGCGACGGACACGACCGTTATCCACTACGAGCAGACGAACCTTGACGATCATCTGAGGTTCAACAAGGAATCGCAGAACACGGATCGTTACCGGGCGGACCCGAATTTCTGGCACGCGGCGCATATTCCCGACATTGTGATCATGAAATGGAAGACGGAGCACGGGATTGACGTTTTCAACAAGGATCACTGGGGCAAGGTGAAGCAGTTGCTTAACTCTAATGAGTGGCTGCACCTGAGAACGGGGTTGTTCCGCGTATGAAAACCTTCAAGCAGAGATTTGAGGATGCGATTGTATTGCTTGAAAAAGGGCAGTACGTGGACGTTCTCGGCATCGCGTCCGGCCTTGCGGAAGAAGACCCTGAAAGCCCAGACCCTGCGATCCTGATGGCAATGGCGCTTTACAAATCGAAGCATCAAGGCGCGGCCATGCTCCTCTATGAGGCAGCGATAAGGCGCGCGCCCAACAGGGCACCACTATACAGCAACATGGCGTGTTGCCTTATCGAGCAGTCTCCGGAGAAGGCTCTTGATCTGCTTGACAAGGCAGAATCGCTCCAGCCGCATGCCGCAACGACGCTTGCAAATCTCTGTTCCGTTCATTGTTCTCTCGGAAATTACGATAAATCGCTGGATTACGCGGAACGGTGCCTTGCGCTTGAGCCCGGCAATCCGGACGCGACATATAATTCTGCCCTTGTCATGCTGGCGATAGGGAACTGGGCCGAAGGCTGGCCGCGCTGGGATGTATCGCTTGGCAACAAGTTCCGGAAGGAACGTGAATACAGCTCTCGCGAGACGAGGTGGAACCCGGATGACTGCGACGGGCAAACCGTCGTGATCTATGGCGAGCAGGGGCTTGGCGATGAAATCATGTTTGCGTCCATGTTACCGAAAGAGAACCACGGCGCGAAGGAAATCGTCATTGACTGCGACAAGCGCCTTGAGGGGTTGTTTCGCCGGTCATTCCCGCAGTTTCGTGTGGAAGGGGGACGGCATAGCGAATGGCGGGACTGGCACGAGACGGTAGACGCGAAGCTCGAAATGGGAGGGCTCGGGACGCTTTTCGCGCCGGAGCCGTTCCGAACATCGGCATATCTGACGGCCGATCCGCTGCGGCGCATGCAGTGGCGCGCGCTTTTGGACAGTTTGGGACCGAAACCGAAGATCGGAATTGCCTGGAACGGCGGCTCTCCGAACACGGGAGAGAAAAAGCGGTCCATCCCGCTTGAACAGTGGGAGAGTGTGTTTTCATCCATAGACGCTGAGTTTGTGAGCCTCGAATACAAGGACGGAGAGGCGAATCCGCGTGTTCACATCTTCCCATGGGGCACGAGAACGCAGGATTACGATGACACCGCCGCCCTTGTGAGCGAGCTTGATCTCGTTATTGCGGTCACGACAACGGTTGTCGATCTATGCGGCGCATTGGGCAAGGAGTGCTGGGCGCTTGTTCCGGAGGTTGCGCCGTGGCGGTACGCAACTTCTGGGGAGAAGATGTTCTTCTACGACAGCGTGAAGGTTTTCCGGTCCAAAGGGGACTGGACGCATGTTATGAAAGAGGTATGCGATGCGTGGCATCAGCGCGGAATATGCGAAGCTCAACAGCGCGTTGCATGAAGTGGACGCCGACTACGGCACGTCCAGCAACCGTTGGATTGATCATGTAAGGATGCTGGCGCAGGTATTCGGGTGCGCATCGATTCTCGACTACGGCGCGGGGAAAGGGCTTCTCTCGAAGGCCATTCCGCTTGTAAGGAACTACGACCCCGCGATTGACGATTGGTCCGGTGAGCCGGAACCAGCCGACCTCGTGGTTTGCACGGACGTTCTCGAACATGTGGAGCCGGAGCACCTTCACGAGGTTCTGGACCATCTCGCGGAACTGACATGCAAGGTGATTTTTCTTTCCGTCGCGACCCGTCCCGCCAAGAAGAAGCTTGCCGATGGCCGGAATGCTCATTTGATTGTCGAGGAAGCCGAATGGTGGATACCGCAAATCACGGAGCGGTTTCGCATTCGCGAGTTTCGCGACGGTGGCCCTGAGTTCCTGATTATCGCGGAGCCTCGCAATGAGCATTAGCAATTACGGTGAACTGAAGATTGCCATTGCGAACTGGCTTGCCAGGTCGAACCTGACGGCGCGCATACCTGAGTTCGTCTCGATTGCCGAAGGCTATATCCATTACGGCATCATGGCGCCGAATAAACGGTGGGCCGTTGAGCCGCTTCGTATCCGCGCGATGGAAACCAGTGCCGATATTGCGATTGCGGCCCAGACCGCGGCGCTGCCTGCCGGTTATCTTGCGGCCCGCCGGTTTTATCTCGACGGAGCGGAAAAGAGGCAGCTCGATTTTCTCCCGCCGACCGATTTTTGGTCCCGGCAAGGTGCGAGTAATGCGGGGACGCCTTCCGTTTTTACCATTGAGGGGGAGAACTTCGTCTTTGCCCCGGTTGGCAGCGGGACAGGGAAGCTTCTCTATTACAAGGCATTCACGGCTCTTTCCGATGACGCCGATACGAACTGGCTGCTGACCAACCAGCCCGGCGCTTATCTCTTTGGCGCGCTTTACGAGGCGTTCACTTATGCCGAAGGAGGGCAGCAGGAATCCGAGGCTTATCTGATGAAGTTCAGCAGCATCGTCAATGCGCTGAACGCAGCTGACAATTCGGATCGGTATTCCGGCGCGGTTCTTCAGATGCGAACCGGTGCTACGCCATGAAAGCATCGGTAATCCTTCCGTTCATTGACTGGACGCCAGACCTTGCTCCAATCGAGGGGCCGGGGCTTTTCGATATCCTGAATGTTTATCCGATTGGCAATGGATACGCGCCATTCAAGAGTCTTGGTGCGTTTACAAACGCCCTAGATGCCCGCTGCCAAGGGGCGATGGCCGCAAAGGACGATAGCGCGAACGCTGCAAATTTTGCCGGAGATGCGACCAAGCTCTACAAGCTCGGGAATGATAATGTCTGGGCCGATGTAAGCCGATCCGGTTCTGCATATTCCACGGGTATAGATGAGTTCTGGAGCCTTGCTCAGTTCGGCTCGAATGTAATTGCCGTCAATGGGGCCGACGCGCCGCAAAAGTTTGTCGTCGGCACGAGTACGAAATTCGAGGCATTAGGGGGGTCTCCTCCGAGCGCGCGGTATATTGCGGTCGTGAGGGATTTCGTCCTGCTGGGCAATCTTTCCAGTGGCGCGGCCAAGGTCCAATGGTCCGCGTTCAACAATTCGGAAGGCTGGACAATCGGGGTTGACCAATCCGATGAACAGGCATTCCCCGATGGCGGCTGGGTGCAGGGCGTCGTGGGCGGGGAAGTCGGATATGTGATTCAGGAGAGTTCAATCCGCAGGCTGACCTATGTGGGCGGCGACATCATTTTCCAGATTGACGAAGTGGAAAAGTTACGGGGCACTCGCTCACCAAAAAGCATCGTGCAGGTGGGCGGGACGTTCTTCTATCTCGGGCTGGATGGATTCTGCTGGTTCACGGGCGAGGGCTCGAAGCCCATCGGCGCGGAGAAGGTTGACCGCTGGTTCTATGAGAATGTTGACCAGGGATATTTGTACCGCGTTGTCGGCGCGGCGGACCCCTCAAGGCGCGTCGTGGTATGGGCCTTTCCTTCCATCGGAACGGTGGACGGAACGCCGGACACGATCATCGGCTATCGCTGGGACATCGACCGCTGGTTCCGGATTTCCGTTTCCGTGGATTATGTGCATCAGGCCACGACGCAGGGCTACACACTTGAGGGACTGGACAGCGTTTCGACTTCCATAGACACGCTGCCTGTCTCTCTCGACAGCGCCTTGTGGGTGGGTGGAGCCTTGGGCCTTGCCGCGTTCGCGCCCGGGTTCCGGATGGGGTATTTCGACGGCGACAACATGGCGGCCACGCTCTCCACGCAGGAGAAAAGCCTTGCCGGTGGACGGATCGCCAAGGTCAGCAATTCCATGCCGGTCGTGGATACCGATGCCCTGACGGTGGCGCTCGGGCTTCGTGACAGGTCAGCCGACGATGTTACCTACACGGACGAAACCGCGATGGAGAGTACCGGATTTTGCCCCGTGAGAGGCACGGGCAGGTTCGGCAGTGCGCGGGTGACGATCCCCAAAGCAACGGACTGGAGCTACGCACAGGCCGTCTCGCTCGAAGCAAGGCCGGTGGGGGTGCGATAGATGGCGCTGGAACGCAGACAGCCGCGATTTCTCCCGACTACCGGCAAGGTGGACGCCCGGTTCATAGCCGAGGCGATCAACAACCTGCTAAACAAGCGCATGGACGCGGTGGGCGAGGTGACGCTGACTGCCAACGTGGCTTCCACGGCGGTGACTGACAACCGGGTGATAAAGAACAGCGCGGTTGTCTTCACGCCCCTGACGGCCAATGCGGCGGCGGCTATCGGCACGACCTACGTAGCAGAGGCCGACTACGCGACCGGAAGTTTTACCATCACGCACGCAAATAATGCGCAGACAGATCGCACATTTAGGTATATAATCCTATCGTGAGGCTAGGACTGGTATGGCAATATCGGATTTCTATGATTTTGGTCCTTTGATGGCCCAGCTTCAGCAGGGCGGCCAAGGCATGTCCGGCGGCATGGGAACGCCGCAAAATACGTGGAACGGCACGCAGTTCCAGATGCCCACGGTTGCCCCGCAGGCCCCCTTCCAGCCTCTCGATCCCTACAAGGGCACGGCCATGGCTCCGGGGGGCACACAGCAGGGTGTCTTCGGCGGAGGGTTCGGTGCCTTGCAGAATCCGCCTGCCGATCGGTCGCGACGGGGCGGTAAGCGGTTAGGGGGTGGGTATTTCGGATCGGGGGGGCTCATGGGATGAAGCTGGTTCAGATTCCCATAGAAAATCTGGATGCCTCATGGCCGCTTGTGAGGGAGCATATCGCCTCGGCTTGCGAGCGGTCGAATGGACGCTTTTCCGAGGAAACGACCTATGCGCTATGCGCCTCCGGGCACTGGCAGTTGTGGGTCGTCTGGGATGATGCCGCCGATCACGACAAAAATCAGTGAGTTTCCTACCGGCATGGTGGCGGGGGAGATAATCATCTGCACCGGAGTTGAGCGCAACCGATGGATTGATCTTCTTGACGATCTTGAGGAATGGGCGCGGGCCAATGGCGCGGAGGTAATGCAGACACTGGCAAGGAAGGGTTGGGTAAAGAATCTCCCCAGCTACTTCATGAGCCACGTCATGCTTGAAAAGAGGATTTAAGCATGTCGAGCGGCGGCGGCGGTTCAACGCAAACAATCCAGAAAGCCGATCCGTGGATCGGTGCGCAACCCTATCTCCACGACATCATGGGGCAGGCCCAGAACGCCTACGGACAATCTCAGGGTAATACCTACTACCCGGGATCGACGGTTGTCCCATTCTCTCCCGAGACGCAGGCCGGGCTTGGTGCTATCACGGCCCGTGCGACGCAGGGCAGTCCGCTGACGGCGGCGGCACAGAATCAAAACCTTGCCACGATGCGCGGCGATTATCTCGATCCTACTCAAAACCCGGCTTATGGCGGGCTTATGCAGGACGTGAGAAATCAGGTCAATTCTCAGTTCGGCGCGGCGGGGCGGACAGGATCGGGGGCCCATACCGGGGCGCTTACAAGGGAGATGATGGATTCGGCCGGCAGGCTATACCAGCAGGAGCGCACGAACCAGCTTAACGCGACGCAACTGGCGCCGACACTTGCGGGTCAGGATTACGTCGATGCGCAGGCATTGCTTGGCGTCGGTGCGCAGCGCGAAGGCCTTGGTCAGCAATACGTAGGCGACCAGATGGCGCGTTGGGACTATGCGCAACAGCAGCCGTGGCAGAACCTTCAGAACTATTCCGGTCTTGTGTCTGGCATGGGCGGAATGGGTGGCACGTCTTCCACGACGCAGCCCGGCGGTGGCTATAATCCAATAGGTGGTGCGATGGGTGGCGCTTTGGCTGGCGGGTCATTGTTTGGGGCTGGCGGCCCTCTTGCTGGCGCAATGGGTATTACCGGACCTTGGGGTGCCGGTATTGGAGCCGGGCTCGGTCTTCTCGGGGGGCTATTCGGATGAATGTTCTCGATTTCCTGAACGGGGGCCTTATGGGCGGGGCCGCGACCCCCGGCATCAACGGACCCTCTCCGGCGCAGGACATGGGCGGCCTCATGTCGGACCCGAGGAAGATGATGCTTCTTCAAATGGGAGCAAACATGCTTGACGCGTCTCAGGGACAGCCGGGGCAAGGCAGGCCGGGACTCGGCGGCATTCTGGGCGCTGGCGCACGCGGCGCCTTGCAGGGCGGCATGATGGCGAACCAGATGCAGATGCAACAGGCCCAGATGGGCATCATGCAGGACAAGATCAAGCGTCAGAAAGAAAACGAGAAGCGATACGAGGAATTTGTCCAGTCTCCCGACTTCCAGCAGCTTCCGCAGCAGGTCCAGCAGGCCATTCAGGCTGGAGGCCCGGAAATGCTGGAACAGTATTACAAGGGCAATGTGGAGCAGGCGAGCAAAGGCCCGCCCGATGCTGTCCGCCAGTACGAGTATGCAAGGGAACAGGGTTTCGGCGGATCGTTCGCGGACTGGAAACAACAGAACGCCCGCGCCGGTGCGTCTTCGGTCAACGTGAAGCTTCCAACGCTCGAAAACGAATACGACAAAAGCCGGGGTAAGTTCTACGCCGACAGCGCCAACCAGATTGATACCGAGGCATTGGGCGCGTCTGGCCGCATGGGCCAGTTGGACCGCATGGACGCGGCGCTCTCGAATCCGAACGTCTATACCGGCACTGCGGGGGAGACGATTACCGGGCTCAAGCGGGCTGCCGGCTCCTTGGGATTTGATGTTGAGGGTGTGCCGGATGCGGAAGTAGCGCAGGCCGTGGGCAACCAGATGGCGCTTGAACTGCGTAATCCTTCCGGGGGCGCCGGAATGCCGGGTGCCTTGTCGGACAAGGACAGGGAGTTTCTCGTTGCTTCTGTGCCGGGGCTCGGAAAGACCCCGGCGGGCAACAAGCTTCTTCTCGGTTACTACAAGAAGGTCGAAAAGCGGAAGGTGGAAGTCGCCAAGCTTCTTCGCGATTACGAAATCCGCAATGGCAGGGTTGGTCCGGGCTTTTACCAGGAGCTTGCCGAGTTTTCGGCTCGCAATCCCTTGTTCACCGAAGCGGACCTTCGCCGCGCGCGTGAGATTGAGCGCCAGAACCCGCAGCGCAATCCGGGAGCGGGAACACCTTGGGATGCTGAAACGCAATCCATCATCGACAAGTACGCCCCATGACGCCACAGGAAATCGAGCGCGCCACGATTGCCCTGAAACGCGCCGAGGCTGCGGGTGATGAAGCGGGCGCGCGCGTGATTGCAATGGCATTGAGGGAGGCTGTTCCGCAGCCCTCAATGCTTCAGCGTGTCGGGGGTGCGATTTCCGGCGCGGCGCGGGGTGCCTATGAGGCTTACAAGGGGCCGTCCGATCTTCCCGATCTTCCGGAGTTCAATACCGACCGCGCCGTGGATGGGTTTGGCAACAAGCTGAAAACCTCTGCCGGATTGATGCTCGCATCGGACCCGGAGGGACAGGCGAATATTATCCGGGAGAATGTGCCGGGTGTTTCGATAGAGCCTGTCAGAAGCCGGGAGACGGGCGACCAGTACAATATTGCGACTTACGAAGATCCTGAAACAGGGGAGCGGCAAAGGGGCTATGTGAATGCCCCCGGCCTTTCTCCGCTGGACCTGACGCAGTTTGCCGGACAGGCGGCGCTCTATTCCCCGGCCGCGCGTGTCGCGAAAGGAGCGGGCACCCTCCGCCGCATACTGACGGTTGGCGGCAAGTCCGGCGCTACCAGTGTGGGGATAGACGCAGCGGCCGATATGCTTGGTGCGGATCAGGGCATTTCCCCTGAAAGGGCGGCCCTTGCCGTAGTGGGCGGCGGCGCTTTTGAAGGGCTTTCCCCCGCAGTGGCGGCGGGCTGGCGGCGCATCTTCGCGGATCGCGGGAACTACAATGTCAGGACCGGAGAATTGACGGCTCGGGGCGATGAACTTGCCCGCCGCGCGGGGCTTGACCCCACTGTGATGAACGACCGGATGCGCCGCCTGTTTGGCGATTATGCCGACGCCGGAACCGACATAGACACGCTGCGCCGGACCATGGATGCGCAGGAATTCGGCATCCGTCAGTCCCGTGCGCAACAGACCGGCAATTACACCCTTGCCAATCAGGAAGAGCGCATGTTGCGCGGCCTTGAGGGAGAGGACCCGGCGCGGATCGTACGGGATTTCCGCCGTGGGCAGGAAGATGAAATTGCACAGGCACAGCGCGGCGTTGCGGGAAGGCTTTCGGGCCGTCAGGTCGATGATAGCGCGGAACCTGCCTCGGAGGTTGTCCGGCGCGAGCTGACGCAGCGGGAAGATGCGGCACGGGGCCGTGTGGATGCGGCCTATAACGCGGCGCGCGAAGCTGGAGACGTAACCTTTTCACCGGAGGCCACAAGGGACGTGGGGCTGCGTATGCGCTCCCTGCTTGAGGACCGCGAGATTGACAGCATTCTCACGCCCGCCACGACGCGCGCCCTTATCCGCATTGATGAAAAGCTGGCCGGGGATGTTCCAAAAGGATTGAAGGAGTTCGAGTCCACGCGCCGGGTTGTGAACTCGCTTTATGACGCCGCGGCCAACAAGTCCGACCGGGCCAATATGACGATCATCAAGCGCGGCCTGGACGGCTGGCTTGAAGAGACGGTGGATCAGGCCCTCTTTACCGGAGACGAGGCGGCTATCAGTGCGCTGAAGAAGGCGCGCGGCACGATGGCGGAATATAGCCGCCTGTTCAATGCCAGGGGCAAGGGCGACAAGCCCGGTGCCATGGTGGAGAAAATCCTGAAGGCAGAAACGCCGGAACAGACCGCCAATTATATTCTCGGCGCCGGAGAGATCGGCAAGAATCCTGAATTGACCGTTGCTCTTCGCAGGCTGGGGCAGGCGGTGGGGAAGGACAGCGAGGCGTTCGGCGCCGTGCGGGAAATGGTGTGGGATCGGCTTTCAAAAGCCCCCACCGGCAAGCCTCTTTCTGCGGACGTATTCGAGAAGAAGCTGAACACGGCGCTTTCAAATAATGGCAGCGCGATCCGGGAATTGTATTCACCGGACGAAATCCTGTTGATGCGGCGCTATGCGCGGGCCCTCAAGGCGACGAAGGTTGAGACGACGAACGCCTCTCAAACCGCGTTCTCGCTTGAATCCGCACTCCGTACCACGATGCAGCGTTTGGGCCAGAGAGAGGCATTCACAAAGGGAAATGTGGGAACGGGAACCTTGTTGCGCGCCGCGTCGAAACTTCCGATCAATGTTGTTGGTACGACCGACTGGGCGAAGCGTATGGCGGCGGTCAACGCCACCACGCCACTCCAGCCCCCCGTTCGACGGGCGACCCCGGCTTTTGTAGGAACTGGCGCGGCGGGCACTTCAAAAGCGGGCGAGGAGTACCTTCGGTGACCTTAGTACTCGAACCACTTTCCTTTGACCACGCGATAGACGATGTGCCCCGCGATTACGAGGCCAAAGAGCGTCATCGCACCGGCAAGCCCGAACGCCCACGCAACGCCGAAAATGATGCACAGCGTTGTGATGGAGCCGAAAAACCAGGCGAGTTTGTGGATCAAGAGACGTTCTCCGAATGGTGTAGCTGATGGCCGAAATATTCGATCTTGATGTAACCGATGCCGACAATACCGGACGCTTTCCCGAGGGGCAACCGCCAAGCACGGTTAATAACGGCGCTCGGGCTCTTGAGGGCATTCTGGCGCGTGGTT